GGTAATTCGAACCCCAATATTCTCCTAGCTCCAGCCCGCCATAGCCGCCTGCCGACGCAACCGACCGCACCATGAACCTCGGCGCCATGACACAGATCCAGGCGGCGGCGTTGCTCTCGATCGCGCCACGGACGATGCGCGACTGGGTGGACGCGCCGCGCAACGACGACGGCACCTATCCCGGGCCCGCCCTGGTGGCCTACTACGTTGCGAAACTGTGCAATTCGGGGGACTCTGAATTTGATGACCAGCGCCAGCGCTTAGCAGCGGCGCAGGCGGAGAAGGTCGAGCACGACAATGCGGTGAGGCGTGGCGACCTGGCCGAACGTGCCGCGGTCGAGCGTTTCTGGACGGATTGCATCGCGAACGCGCGCGCCAAGGCGCTTGCCATGCCCTCGAAACTCAGCGCACGACTGGTGAATATTGGAGACGAAAATATCATCTCGGCGGCGATCCGAGCCGAGGTCTATGCTCTCCTCGCCGAACTCGCCGACTACGAGCCTCACGACGGGGAACCCGCAGGAGTGGTATCGGAAACTGGCGAACGTGTGGACCCCTCCACCCGACCTGACCGTCAGCCAGTGGGCCGATCGCGAAAGAAGGCTCAGCAGCGAAAGCAGCGCCGAACCAGGGCAATGGAGGACTGATCGAGCGCCGTTTCAGCGCGGCATCATGGATGCTGTCAGTGACCCGGCCGTGAAAGAGATCTGGGTGATGAAATCCGCTCAGACGGGCTGGACCGAAATACTGAACAATGTGATCGGCTTTCACGTCGATCAAGACCCGGCGCCGATGCTGTTGGTGCAGCCGACGCTCGAGATGGCGGAGGACTGGGCCAAGACCCGTTTCGCGCCGATGGTGCGTGACACACCGGCGATTCGCGGCAAGATCGCCGACCCGAAGGCGCGCGATAGCGGCAATACGCTGCTGCAGAAGAGCTTCGCCGGCGGTCGTCTGTCGGTAGCAGGGGCAAATTCTCCGGCGGGATTGGCCTCTCGACCGATCCGGATCGTGCTGTTCGACGAGGTCGACAGGTTCCCGACGAGCGCCGGTACGGAGGGCGACCCGATCTCCCTCGGCATCAAGCGCGCCCGCACATTCTGGAATCGCAAAGTGCTGGCCGGATCAACGCCGACGATTAAGGGTAGCTCGCGCATCGAGATCGGTTTCGAGCAGTCAGACCAGCGCTACTATTTCGTGCCGTGCCCGCACTGCGACGAGTTTCAGCGGCTGATCTGGGCCAACGTGCGCTGGCCGGACGGGCAGCCGGAGCGGGCCGTGTACGTGTGTCAGCACTGTGGCGTTGAACTCACCGACGCGGACAAGCAGACCATGATCGCCCGGGGCGAGTGGCGCTCGAGCAAGCCGTTCGACGGCGTGGCTGGATTCCATCTGAGCGAACTGTACTCGCCGTGGAGTTCCTGGCCGGAAATGGCTATCGGATTCCTCAAGGCCAAGCGCCTGCCGGAAACCCTGCAGACCTGGATCAACACGTCGCTCGGCGAAACGTGGGAAGACGCCGGCGAGAAGCTCGAGCCGAAAGGGCTGCTGGAGCGCTGCGAGAGCTACACGGCCGAGAGTTTGCCACCGGGCGCGCTGTTGATCACGGTCGGCACGGACGTGCAGGACGACCGCCTGGAATCGGTCCTCTGGGCATGGGGCGCGGACGAGGAGGCGTGGCGGATCGATCACGCCGTCCTGCGTGGTGATCCGGGCAGCTCTGCGCTCTGGCGAGAACACGATGAGCTGCTGAAGCGCCGCTTTCACACCGATGATGGTCGCGAGCTCGTGATTGAGGCCTGCGCGGTGGACTCGGGCGGCCACTTCACCGAGCAGGTGTACCGCTACTGCGCGGCGCGGAAACGGTTTCGCGTCTGGGCCGTGAAGGGGGTCGGCGGCCCGGGCCGGCTGGCGTGGCCGAAGAAAGCCAGCAAGTCGAAGATCGGCCACGTCTGGCCGGTCGGCGTCGACACCGCGAAGGACGTGATCTACGCGCGTCTGAAGAAGGTCACGGTGCCGGGCCCGGGCTACATGCACTTCGATGCGACGACCACCGAGGAGTGGTTCGAACAGCTCGCCAGTGAGACGGTGGTGTACCGCGTCACGCAGGGTCGCCGCGTGCGGGTGTGGCGACCGCGACAGACGGGCATCCGGCAGGAAGCGCTCGACTGCACGGTGTATGCCTGGTGCGCGTTGCAGGGGCGGGGGGGTGCGGAGCTGCTGCGGCAGCGCGGCAAGCGTGCCGCCCGCGAGCGGCCGCCGACCGGCGAGAACACTGCAGTGGAGCCGGCCATCGACGAGCCGCCGACCCCGCCACAGCAACCGACCCAGAAACGAAGGCAGGCGCCCAAGCGCCGCCCGTCCTGGGTGAACCGATGGAGATGACGTGACCACACCGACGCAAGTTCCCGCGCAGCTGTTCGCCGGCGACACCTGGGAATGGACGCGCGATCTCGCGGACTACCCTGCCGGGACGTGGACGTCCGTCGCGTACTTCGAGAAGGTGGACGGCAACTTTAGCGTTGCCGGTGTTGCCTCCGGCACCACGCACACGTTCACGATCGCCGCCGCGACGTCGGCCGGCTATCGCTCCGGTAACTATCGCTGGCGGCTGGTCGTCACCGCGGCCGGTGTACGCACGACGGCGGAGGAAGGCTACGTTGAGGTGCTGCCAGACCCGGCGGCGGCCGGCAACGTCGACCATCGCAGCACGGCGCGCGTGATGCTCGAGAACGTCGAGGCCTACCTGCGCGACCCGGGCAACCTGCGCGCGGCGAGCTACAGTTTGGCCGGTCGTTCGCTTTCGCGCTGGAGCCGGGCGGATCTGATTGCGGAGCGCTCCAAGCTGCAGGCCCAGGTTGCGCAGGAAGAGCGCGCCGAGAAAATACGCCGCGGTGAGCACGTTGCTCGGTATCAAACGAGGTTCTGACGTGACCGAACCGTGGTTTAAAACGCAGCTGGGCCGATCGACGCTTGCCGCGCTGCCGCGGCTGCCGCGCCGCCAGCGCCGATCGTTCAGCGGCGCTCAGGTATCAAACCTCACGGCCTCGTGGGTCACGCAGTCGACCCACGTCAACGCGGACCTGCAGCGACACCTGCGCATTCTCCGAGCGCGCTCACGCGACCTCGAACAAAATAACGACTACGCGCGGAAATTCCTCGCCATGGTCGAGACGAACGTCGTCGGTCATGCCGGCTTCGCCCTGTTTGTCGAGCCACGTCGTCCCGACGGCACCGTGGACCAGTTCGACGCCCGCAAGATCGAGACGGAGTTCTGGCGCTGGGCCGCGCAATGCGAAGTCACGGGTCTGTCACTGACCGAGGTCGAGCGCCTGTTCGCCCGTACCGTCGCACGCGACGGCGAGGTGGGGGTGCGGTATGTGCGGGGCGGGGTGTTCGGCCTGCAGCTGCAGCTCATCGACCCCCAGCGCATCGACGAGCAATTCAATAGTGACCTACCAAGCGGCGCACGGGTCCGCATGGGGGTTGAGGTCGACGAGTGGGGCGCCCCGGGCGCCTACTGGCTGAACGACAACGACACCGCCGATCCGCAGCAACCACAGGCGCGGCGCCGTATTCGCATACCGGCGGACGAGTTTCGCCTGTTCTTCCCGCGCCAGTCGATCGGGCAATTGCGCGGCGTTCCCGCGATGGCCTCGGCGATGATCCGCCTGCAGATGCTCGGCGGCTATGAGGAGGCGGCCGTCGTGGCCGCCCGCGTCGGCGCCGCGAAGATGGGCGGCATCAAGACCGAGGATGATGGCGACGCGTCGATGGCCGACGGCGAGGACGCAAACGGCGACTTTGTCATCGATGCCGCGGAGCCGGGTGGATTCTTCAAGCTGCCGCCGGGCGGATCGATTGAGGCCTGGGATCCGGAGTATCCACACCAGCAGTACGGCGACTTCGTGCGCGCCTGCCTGCGCGGCCTGAGTTCAGGGCTTGGAGTGTCGTATGCGACGCTCGCGAACGACCTCGAGAACGTGAACTATTCGAGCATCCGTGCAGGCGTGCTCGAGGAGCGGGAGGCCTGGAAGGCGCTGCAGGGCTGGATGATCGAGGTCTTTCTCGGGCCGCTCTTCACGACGTGGCTCAAGTACGCACTGGCGGCTGGGAAGCTCGACCCACTGCCGGCGTCAAAGTTCGAAAAGTTCAACGCGGCCCGCTGGCAGGGACGGCGCTGGGACTGGGTTGATCCGCAGCGCGACATGGAGGCCAACATTCTCGCCATTAAGCACGGACTCAAGTCCCGTAGCGAAATTGTCGCCGAGCAGGGCCGTGACCTGGCTGACGTGTGGTCTGACCTGAAGCGCGAGCAGGACGAGGCAAAAGCCCTCGGCATCGTGCTCGTTGATTTGAATCCGCCGGCGTCCGCGTCCGCCGCGGCCAAGCCTGCACCTACCGGAGACTCACATGCCTGAACAGCTAGCGCGCCGCGACCTCGAGGAGGCGCGGTCTGGTGTATTTCGTCGAGCGTTCCACATGGATCGCGGTGCGGTCGACAAGCAAACCCGAACCATCGAACTTGCGTTTTCCAGTGAGGAACCGTACGAGCGATGGTGGGGAATCGAAATTCTCGACCACAGCGAGTCGTCCGTCCGCCTTGGCCGGCTGAACGACGGTGCGCACCCGCTGCTGGTGAACCACGACTGGGACCGCCAACCGGGCGTGATCGAGAAGGCGTGGATTGGTGATGACCGCCGCGGGCGATCGACGGCGCGCTTCGGGAGAAGCGCCTTTGCCGAAGAGATCCTGCAGGACGTGGAGGACGGGATCCGATCGTTGGTTTCGGTAGGTTACCTCGTCCACAAAGTCATCGAGCAGTCCACGTCCAAGGGGGCGGAGCCGAGCGAGCGTGTGCTCACCGGCGACGAGTTCCGCACCCTGGTGCAGTCGGACGAGTTCCAGCGATCCCTCGGCGATCGGCGTGCAGCGGGTGATGACCCGCCCGTGTACCGCGTCGTCGACTGGGAGCCGTTTGAGAACTCGATCGTCGCCATTCCGGCAGACGCTACCGTTGGCGTCGGTCGTTCATTCAACGGCGTCAAGGCGCCACCTCCCGAGGAATTGAAAATGCCCGAAGTAAACAATCAGCCGGCCGCTTCAGTGCCGGACGTGCAGGCGATTACGAACGCGGCCCGCGAGGCCGAGATCGCCCGCTCCCGCGAGATCCTCGCGCTCGGCAACCTGCACAGCCGTCAGGACATGGCTCAGAAGGCGGTCGCCGACGGCACCAGCCTCGAGCAGTTCCGCAGCGACCTGCTGGCCGACCTCGCCGCGAAGCAGGCCAAGCCCAGCGCGGAGATCGGTCTGACGGACCGCGAGGCCCGCCGGTTCTCGTTCGTGCGACTGATCGAGGCAATCTGCCGCGAGAAGATGCAGAACGGCAACGCCGCGCAGCTCGCGCCGTTCGAAATGGAGGTGGTCCGCGCCGCCGCGGGCCAGCACGATTCGAACCGCCAGACGCGGGGTGTCCGCATCCCGGTCGACGTGCTGAAGCGCGATCTCACCGTCGGCACGACATCGGCCGGCGGCTACACGGTCGCGACGGACCTGCTCGGTGGTTCGTTCATCGACGTGCTGCGCAATGCGATGGCGATGCAGCAGCTCGGCGCGACGTTCCTGACGGGCCTGGTCGGCAACATCGCGATTCCGCGCAAGACGGCGGGTGCGACGAGCTATTGGGTGGGTGAGAACACCGCGCCGACGGAGGGCGCGCTCACGTTCGACCAGGTGACGATGTCGCCGAAGACCGTCGCCGCGTTCGTCGACTACAGCCGCAAGCTCACGCTGCAGGCGTCGCTCGATGTGGAGTCGATGGTCCGCAACGACCTCGCCGCGTCGATTGCGCTCGCGCTCGATCTGGCGGCGTTCGCCGGCTCCGGCGCAGCCAACCAGCCGACCGGCGTGCTGTCGGTCTCCGGCATCGGTGATGTCGAGGGTGGCACGAACGGCCTGGCGCCGACGTGGGCGCATATCGTCGAACTCGAGTCGGACATCGCGGTCGCGAACGCTGCGATCGGCAGCATGGCGTACTACACGAACGCCAAGGTTCGCGGCAAGCTCAAGACCACGAGCAAGGTCAGCGGCCAGAACGGCTTCGTGTGGGATGCCGGCGCTGAACCCCTGAACGGCTACCGCGCCATCGTGTCGAACCAGGTGCCGTCGAACCTGACCAAGGGCACGGCCGCCGGCGTCTGCTCGGCGATCGCGTTCGGCAACTGGGCCGACCTGCTGATCGGTCTGTGGTCGGGCATCGACCTGCTGGTTGACCCGTACACCGGGTCGAGCGCAGGCACGGTGCGCGTGACGGCGTTCCAGGATGCCGACATCGCGGTCCGCCACGCAGAGTCGTTCTCGGTGATGAAGGACGCGCTCACGGTCTGATTCGTGAGGTGACGGCGGGGCCGGGAAACCGGCCCCGTCTCTGGAGCTATTAATGAACATTCGCATTCTTCGCGCCTGCGGCATTGCCGGCGTCGGCTATCCCGTGGGCGCAATCGTAGACGTGCCGGATCGCGACGCGCGCTACGTGGTAGCGATCGGCAAGGCCGTCCGTCACGAGGCGGCGCCGGTTGAGCCCGCGCCTGCGACAGTGACGACCAAGACGGCCGAGGCCGTCGTCCCAACCAAGCGCCACCGTGGAAAGTGACGCCGACCTGCTCGACATGATCCGCGCGCTGGGCGACGTCGTGTTTTCGACTCCGCGTGGAGATTGCTGCGGCCTCCTCGACGAGGGCTTTGCCGAGGCCGCGGTAGGCGGCATGGACGTCGATGGCACGCAGCCGTCCATCACGTGCCGAAGCTCGGACGTCGAGCGCCTGCAGCTCGTCAAGGGCGCGCAGGTCACGCTCGGCACCCGTGTGCTCAAGGTCGTGCGCCCGGAGCCTGACGGTACGGGCATGACCCGCCTCGTGGTGCAGGGATGACGCACCGCGCGCAGCAAATCATCGCCGCGACGGCCGCCGCTCTGGCGGCCTCGTCGTCTCTGGGGGCAGCGGTTTACACGCACCGCCGCCTGTCGCTCTCCGACGAGGACCAGGAACTGCCAGCGGTCTCCGTCAACTACGGCAGCGACGACCCCCTCTCGGATCTCGGCGTCACGAATATCGCCTTCATCGACTCCCTGCTCGAGCTCGCCGTGACGCTTGTCGCCCGCGGTGACAGCGAACAGGACGTACTCGACGAGCTGCTGCGGCTACGCGCTGCACAGCACGTCGCGCTCATGGCCGACCGATCTCTCGGCCTCGCTTTCGTCATCGACACGCGTTACGGCGGCGCCGCAGCCCCGGATGTCGATGTCTCGCTCAACCGTCCCGCCGGCGCGCTCACGTGCCGCTGGCTCGTCCACTACCGAATGAACCTTTCGGACCCGAACTAGGAGTGACCCGTCATGGGCAATTTGCGCGTCAGTAACGAGATCATCCTCGCCAAGATCGAGACGACCTACAACACCGACGCGACGCCGGTGGTCGGCACCAACGCGGTACTGGTGCAGAGCCCGCGCTTCCAGGCAGAAGGCCTGCGCATGAACGAGCGGCCGAGCATCCGCGCGAACCTGAACATGGTGCAGAGCGTCTTCGGCGGCCAGCTTGCGCGGCTCTCGTTCGCGTGTGAGTTGAAGGGCTCCGGCACGGCCGGCACCGCGCCGGAGCTCGGCGTGCTGCTGCGCGGCTGCGCGATGGGTGAGACGGTGGTCGCCGTGACCTCGGTGACCTACAAGCCGATCAGCGCCTCGCACGAGTCGCTGACCATTTGGTGGTACGAAGGCGGTCGCAAGAAGCACGTCCTCACGGGTGCTCGCGGCAACGTGACGTTCCGACTCAGCGCCGGCGGTATTGCCATCGCCGAGTTCGAATTCGTTGGTCATTACACCAACCCAGCCGACATCGCGCAGCCCTCGCCGACGTACAACTCACAGGTCCCGAAGCCGGTGCTGAACATGGCGATCAGCCTGGGGGGCGTCACGACGATGATCGCGCGCGAGTGGTCTGCGTCCCTGAACAACACGCTGGCCATGCCGCCGTCGATCGCCGCCGGCGACGGCTACGGCGAAGTGCAAGTGACCCGCCAGGACGTGTCCGGCGAGATCACGATCGACTCCGAGCTGGCCTCTGTCATCGACGTCGACGCGCAGCTCTCGGCCGGCACCGGACTCACGTTCCTCTCGGGCCAGCTCGGCAGCACTGCCGGTAACAGGATCAATTTCACCGGCGCCACCAACGGCTTGTACTGGCGCGATCGCCAAATCGGCGAGGCCGATGGCATGCGCACGCGAACGATGCCGTTCGGCATCGCCGACAGCGCAACGGGCAACGACAGTTTGGCCTGTATCTTTACGTGAGGGCACATGCGCGACGTTACTCCGTTCAAGCTCAAGCCGGACTACCAGACGGAAGGCGCTGAGGTCGAGTTCGATCTCACGCCGCTCGATCTCGCCTCGCAGTACCGCCTGCAGGCCGACATCGCCATCAACAACATTCCGAGTTGGGAGGTGGCTGAGGCGATCGTGCGTAAGCACCTGGTCGGATGGGTCGGGCTCGAGCCGCCCTACAGCCGGCAAGCGAAGCAGGACGTGCTCGCCGGCCAGAGTGATCTGCGCTGGTGCGTCTGGATCGGACAGATCACCCGCGCGCTGCTCGATCGCTCGAATCTGTCGGAGGCGGAAAGAAAAAACTGATTCTGGCCGTCCACCTCGCTGTCGACCCGAAATGGGCGCCGTGTGGGGAATGCAACTGCGTGGACGGCCGGCAAGGGTTCCCGCGCTGGCGCCTCGAAGGCATCTATGAATCCAACGTCTGCCCGCGCCGGGTCGTCACCGACGATTCGGCTCGCTGGCTGTCGCTGTATCCACACTATGAGAAGGGCCACCTGCTGATGCGTGGCGCATTGAGCGATCAGCCGGCGATTTTCATTGACGCCATGGCGCTGATCGCCTCCACCATCGACAAGGCACGAGCGGAGCAACGCAGTGGCTGATTACACCGCACGCTGGCGCATCGAGGGCCAGAACGGCATGCAGGCTGCATTCCGCTCGATCCTCGGCGACGCGCAGTCGACCTCGAACAAGATGGCCGGGATCTTCCGCGCGACGTTTGCCGGAGTGTCGGTTGTGGCTGTCGTGACCGGCATCAAGCGCGCCATGAGCGCTGCGATCGAGTACGGCGACGAGGTGCAGAAGGCGGCGCTCAAGACCGGCCTGGGGGCGAGCCAGTTCGACAAGTTCGCGCAAGCGGCGAAGCTCGCCGACGTCGAGATGACGACGCTGTCGAAAGGCTTTCGAACGATGCAGGTTTCCATCTCGGAGGCCTCCACCGGAAGCAAGTCCGCGACCGAGGTGTTCCGGGCACTCGGGATCGAATTCGACCAGTTCAAGACGCTCAACGCGCAGCAGCAGCTCGAGACGATTGCGGATCAGCTGGTCGCGTTGAAAGACCCCACCGACCGTGCCCGCGCAGGCACGGCTCTGTTTGGGCGGGCCTGGGACGAGCTCGCGCCGTTCCTGCTGCAAGGCTCGGCCGCCATGCGGGCTGCCACCGACGAAGTGGAGCGGATGGGTGGCGTCCTCACGAACGAACAGATACAGAAACTCGCGGACGCGGACGACTCAATCAAGAAGCTGAGCGTGTCGTGGCAGGGGTTTTCGCGCACGTTGGCGGCGTGGGCAACGCCGGCCCTGGTGACGTTCTTCAACGTTCTACGCAAAGGACTGGGTGGCGGGACCGTCACCGAACAGCTCAAGTCTGAACTGGACGAGCTGAATGCGATGATCCGCCGGTTTGAAAGTGGCCATTCGGGTCCGGCCACTGGCATCAACCGCAATGTATACCTGCGACGTCGCGTGGTCGAATCGCAATTGGCGCAGCTTGGGGACTACAGTTCCAGCGGTCCGAGATATCGGGGCAATGCGCCCATTGCCTCGGCGACGGCGCCGCCGGGATTCCAACCTGATGCTGGAAAACAGACCAAGAGCAAAGCGGTTGCGCTCTTCGAGGACATCCCGATCACGGCTCAGAAGATCACCGCGTCCGCGATGGATGCGATGTATGCCGAGATGGACCGGGCCACCCAAACGGCGCTCGACGCCCAGCTGAAAAAGTGGATCGACCTCGAAACGCAGATCGAGACGTTGCTGCACGAGGGCAAGATCAGCGCCGACGACGCCCGCGCCCGCACGTCCGAACTCGTGGCGGCGCAGTTCGAAGAGATCAAAATCACCGCGCGCCATATATTTCCAGAGCAGGAGGAGACACGGCTCAGCGCGTTCGCCGACCAGGCGGCGCGCAACCTACAGGATTCGTTTGCTCAGTTCCTGTTCGACCCGTTCAAGGACGGGTTGAAGGGCATGCTGGCCGGCTTCGCCGACACGATCCGTCAAATGGCCGCGCAGCTGCTCGCGTCGGAGATCCTGAAAGCGTTTTTCAGCTGGGGTGCCGGCCTGGGCGGCGGATTTGGCGCGTTCTTCGGCCGGATGGCCAACTCGGTGGGCCGCGCCGGCGGCGGTCCGGTGTTTGCTGGCTCGAGCTACCTGGTCGGTGAGCGCGGTCCGGAGCTGTTCGTGCCGAGCAGCAGCGGCTCCATCGTCCGGGGGGGTCAGGGCGGCGGCGGGATGGTCGTGAACGTGGCGCCGGCATACAACATCGATGCCCGTGGCGCGACGCAGGACGTGATCAAGTTCCTGCCGGCAATCCTCGAAGAGAACACGCGCCGGACGGTGGCGATGGCGAAGGCTGAGATTCGCAACGACGTGCGGCGTTACGGGCGCATTCGATGACGGACTTCTATTGGCCGCCGGCGGTGGTGCCCGCGCAATCTAACCTCGTGCTCAGGGGCCTATCGGCCCGCTTTCGTTCGCCCTTCACCGGCACCTTGCGCACCTATTCCCGCCCCGGCGGCGACCTGCTCATGCTGTCGATGGCATTTCCGTCGATGAACGGGGCCGCCAAGGGCCAGCTGCAATCCATCATTGCGTCGCTGCGCGGGGGCATTCACCGCGTCTGGTGTCATGACAGATCATACGTGAGGCGCGGGAATTTCCCGACCGCCGAGCTGCTGCCGGACTTTTCCAACGCCGGTGCCTGGGCCGCCGCATATTCGACGCTGACGGTGAGCGACGATGCCGGACGGGTGACGGCCGCCTCCCACACCGGCGCGCAGATCCCCGCGATCAGCAAGAGTTCGATTGCGATCACGAACGGGGTGGCGTATGCCCTGCGCGGTCTGTACCTGCGCAGTTCGACCGGCACGGCCTCCGTGGGTCCGTTGCTGGCGCTCGGTGCGACTGCATCGTCTTACAGCACATCAGTTGGACTGAAGACTGTCTCAGTCGTCAGCAGTGCGGCGAGTGGAACGGCCACGCTGGTCGTTGACAGCACGGGCACCTCCATGGCCACGGGCGCGTTCGCGGACATCGCCTACGCCTCGCTGGCTCGCTGTGCGCTGATCAACGGCGTCAGCCAGTCGGGCTCTGCCCTCAACATCGATCAGCTGCCGGCATCCACCAATGACCTGTTGATGCAGGGGGACCGCGTGCAGATCGGCAACGAGATGTTCATTGTGACCGCGCCGCTCACCTCCAACGGGGCGGGCCAGGGGGTGCTGTGGTTGCATCGCCCGGTGCGCTCGGCACCGGCCGACAACGCCCCCGTGATCATCCAGGACCCAATGACTCTTTTCATGCTGGCAGAGTCCGAGAACGGCTGGGCCAACGAGGCGGCGGGATTCGCGCGCGCTGACGTCAGCCTGGTGGAGGCGGTGCTGTGACGCGCTGGACCTCCACCACCAACGAAACCGAGGCCGCCAGACCGTCGGTGGTGCTGGTGGTGCTGTGTGAGTTGGATTTCGTGGGGGGCGTGGTCCGCGCCCACGATGGCATTGGCGAATTGACGCACGCCGGCCAGACCTACTACGGCCTTGGGAAGTTCGGCGGCATTGAACTTGATGTCGAGGATCAGGAAGTCTCGGCGCGCAGCGCGCGCCTGATCCTTTCCGGCGTGCCGGCGGATCACGTGCCCGACGTGCTGCTCGAGGACAACTACCAGAACCGCACCGCGACTCTCTACATCGGCATCCTCAATCCCGACACCGGCGCATGGGTGGATACGCCCGAAGTGCTGTGGGACGGGCTGATGGACTACATGACCATCGAGACCGGCGACGGCGACGCCCGCATCGTGCTGCACGTCGAGGACGAGTTGCGCCGGGAGCCGCTGCAGGCTTGGTACACCGACGAGGACCAGCAGCTGCGGTTCAGCGGTGATCGCTTTTTCTCCGACTTGCTGAACGTCGAGATCTACAACGCCGTCTGGGGCCAGAAGCCGGCGAGCTATCTACGAGGCCCGTTCGGACCGGGTGGCGGCGGGGGCATGTTCGAGCAGCTCCGGAATCGGCCATGACGCGCCGCGCCGACTGGGTCGCCCGGATGTGGACCGAGATCAACCTCGCGGCCAGCCGCCCGTTCGCGTGGGGGGAGCAGGACTGTTGTCTATTCGCGGCGCGTTGTGTCGATTCCATCGTCATCGGCAGCACCTACGTCGCCGAGCTGCAGGCCGCCTACGATGACAAGCCGCGCGCCCTGCGGTATCTGCTCGAGCAGGGCGGCATCCACGCCGCGTGCACTGCGCGCTTCGGCGCGGCCCTGCCGTGGTGGAAGGTCCGCCGGGGCGACCTGTGTCTGGTCGCCACCGCTGACGAGGTGGGATCGCTGGGCGTGTGCGTGGGCTCCACGATCGCCTGCGTCGATGAGCAGCACGGGATCACCTACGTCCCGCTCGATCGGGCGACGGCCGGCTGGGCGGTCGAGTGAGCGGCGTCGTCAAGGTCATCGCCGGCGTGGTGCTGATGGCCGCCGGCGTGTGGCTGGGCTTCATGGGCTTCGGCACAGCCGGCTTGTTGGTGGCAAGGGCCGGTTTTGCACTCGTCGGCCTCGGTGCTCTCGAGGAAGCTGCCAAGCTCTTTATCCCGTCGATGCCCAAACGACGGATCCGCCAGGACGTCGAGTACAGCGGGTCGGTGACCCCGCGCCGGATCATCTTCGGCAGGCTGCGGGTCGGTGGCCTCAACACGATTCGCCCGACCGTCGTCGACGCAAGTGGGAAGGAACTGCACCAGGTCCTGACGATCGCCGGCCACGCCTGCAATGCAATTCCGCACGTCTATTTTTTCGGCGACACCATCGCCGCCGCGGCCATCACGGCCGTCACCGGCACGGCCAATGACGGCAAGGTGACCTCCGGGCCGTACGCAAATCTCGCGTGGATCCGGCGCTATCTAGGATCGGACTCGCAGACCGTCGACTACAAGCTGAATCTCGCCGCGCCGGCATTCTGGACGACGAACCACCGCGGCCGTGGGGTGACTTATGCGGCGTTGACGTACAAACTCGACGAGAAGGCCTACGGCTCAGGCAAGCCGGAGGTTGCATTCGAGGTTGAAGGCTGGAAGTGCTACGACCC